CAATCAGCTTCTTGAGACTTACAAGCTCCTTTTCATGACGTTTCTTTGTTCCATCAAACTCAATAAATCCTCGAATATCGTCATCACAACTTACAAGTTTCTTGCCTTTCGGAAAATAGTTGGAAATAAAGTTCCTGACATTTGCGAGTCCAGGAACTCCTACAATCAAATGACCGTATGTGCTCGGATCCAGGAACTCCTTGTAAATTCCATGTTCTTCCTTGTCTGCAACAAAAACATAAATAGACTCTTTCGGGATCTTATATTTTTGCAAAGTTGTAAGAGTCTTTTCCTGTAGGATTTTTTGACGCTTATACGATGGAATTACAAAGATGTAGTCCATGTCCTAATTAGATACAATATTCCTCATCGCATCGTTCCACTTATAGACATCATAGTCTTTGTAGTTAATAAAGAGATTATCAATCAAACCCTGCTTTCGCGACGTTATCATTCCTAGTTGATCAAGGACATTCAGAATCGGCCGTAAATTATCTTTAATATAGGCCATAATCACATCAGGTGATGACGTATCACCATAGGACTTACAAGGAAACAGGACTGTATTTCCCTGCAGCCTCCTACGATAATCAACCTGCTGGTTTACAAGATCTAGATACTTTCTTACGAAGCGAATCTTAATAAACTCATCGATTTCAGGCGATGCATCTATATGCGATAGAATTTCATCATCGGATGAAAGAAGTAAATTGATGAAGTCTCCATTATTGTTATATAGAGGTTTATACTTCACCATATTTGTCATACAATGACAAGCAGTTCCATATGTGATATCGAAGAGTATGTCGCGTTTAAACTTAGAACTATCCTTTGTCTTTTCATATGCGGCTTTGAGTGTCTGAGTAAGTTCAGTGCCAGTAAACTCCTGCACAACAAGTTTTATGTCATTTTGAAGAGCCTCTTTGATGTGAGCATCGAGAATAAAATCATCTTCAGGATGATCGATTCTCTTTGAAATCAATGTGACGGTGTGAAGAGGCGAGGTCCACTGATACTCTCCCATATAAGTAAACCCTTTATCTTCAAAATACAGTTTCATAAACTCGTTTTGACGTTCAAACATGGGATCATAATGAATAATTTCTGCCTTTGTTTTGCGAATAAAGACAGGAAGAATCTGATCCCATTCATCTGTAAGCTCATCGAGAGTTAATGCATGGGGGCAGCTACCAATGCCTACATACATCATTTTGGATGAGTTTATCTTTAAAAACTACATGTTCAATTTTACAAGGCATACTTGACACCACCCATGCCTCCTTCTACAATAAAGTAGTTGAGACTATCTACATAGATTGTCAGATTATAGACATAGGATGTATTGGGAGGCAAAGGCCAGACATCTACTTCAACCTGAAAGTTCTTGATACGACTTGCATTGAGAGATCCAGAAGGCTGTGTGCTCGGTGAATGCAAGGCAAAGTTATAGACAGGAACCATTGAATTCTGCTGTCCCTTTAATGATCTCCAAGGCACAATCTTGGTAAAATATTCAATCGGCTTCTCTTCCTGAATCTCATTTCCATCACTCAGAACACGCAGAGTTCTCAAAATGTTGAGCTGTCCCTGTGGCAACAAAACTCCTGAAGACGATGCACCTGTAGGAGCTCCTGGTGTAGGAACATACGGGGCTGCAGGATAGGAATACCAATTGGTGAAATTCGCAAAGTCATTGCGATTCTGTAGAGTATCACTGCGTCTCGGAACAAACAGAAGTCTGCTCACAGGATTGTGTGTATATAGATCTAGAGTCTGGCGTGTATAGACTCCTGGAAATGAATAAGTTGTTGTTTGAGGAATGAGATAAGACAACGGATTTGACGCAAATGTCTTTCGTTCTTCATCGGCCAAATAGACATAGGTGCACTGAAGTCTCGGATTTAAAAACCATCCATTGAGAACAGGGACCGATACACCAATATCGGTGGCAAAGTTCCGCCAATCCACATTTGTCTCGTCGGTTGATACATACTCAGGTATATTCTGTTGCATACTGGCCTTGCTTGAAAGAAGCTTATAGGTCGGATTGACACGGTTTCCTGAGACATCTGCAATTGTATAAAGATCCTGTATCGAATTAAGCGTGAGTTGAACCTCGCAGTCGTGATACTGTAGGGCAACAAGAGGAAGAGCCTGAGAGGTTGCATCACTGAACCAGAAGGAGAGAGGAACATGGACATCCTGACCCGCAATAGAGGGTCTATTTGTCTGAGATCCTAGAGGAAGTGAGGTGTTTCGATAGACAGATGGATATCCACCTGTTCCACTTTTATAGAGTCCCGTGGCTGGAGTTGTAAGTTCTGGAACATCGCCCACTAGAACTCTCCACTTCTCATACTCATTCGGATCATAATCAACGAGAGCCTTTGCGAGAAGATAAGTTCCATCAAACTCCTGAATCTTCTGGCCTCCCACATAAAACGCGGCATTCTGAATGAGAGCGGCACCAAGATACCGAACCCATTGATACTGATATTGTGTTGTGGGTGCAGAACGATTACCTGATGCATCCTTGCTGTAAATATCAGGAACTCGGAATGTAAAATATAAGTCACTTACCAGATCTCCAACACGCTGTAGCTTTGCTCGGAGTTTAATCTGCTGATTCCAGAAAAGTTCATTGGGTCCTTCAAGTGCGAAACTTACAGATTCTTGACTAAAGTGACTATACCGCCGATAGGATTTATACCAGAAGGTCATTTCAGGATTTCCGCTCAAAAGAACGTTTTGTGTGCCATAGGCCACGAGGGCCAATAAACCACCACCAGTCATTCTTCTCTTGCTCTACTAAGAGAAAGGGTAGAAGGATTTAGATACTTACTATTTATCGCTGCTGATAACTCGTCGTCCAGTAGGTGTCCGTGAGATACGGGGGCATGTCCTGGGCCTTCGAGAGTGTCTTTGATGAGATGCCCTTCGTCACCAAGGCCTGGATTTCCGTGTAAGAGAGTGCATATGCAAAGTAGATGAGATTGCTCAAGTTGCCACTGAATGCACCATTGAAACGAACAGGGCCGCCAAGTGACACCGTTTTCTTATCACTCAAGCTGAAGTTCAGTGTGCTAAATAGGGTAACATTCTGGAAGTTCTGGTAAGGCATAGATCCCTCAAACGGTAACTTCTTGATGAGATTTCCGTTGATATAGACCTCGAGGCTATTCTTTCTGCAGACAAGAACACAGTGAAACCACTTTCTTACAGGGATATTATCAACATCAATGTAGGTCATCGGTCCCTTGTAGGCATTCATGATAACCCGAAGAGTATTTGAATTGCCCTTCAGGAAAACACCGGGGCCTAGAAGAGGCCAAGGTGTCGCGAAACCCTTGTGGAACACGTGCTTCAGAACATCATCGCCAGAAAATGTCGAAGGGTTCACGTATAAGAAAAAGCTGTAACTGAATTCTGTGCCAGTTCTTTCATTGTCTGAAAAGAGGATCTGCTTTCCAAAAGGATCAATATTGAGATCCTGTGTGAACACATACTGCTTGTCCTCGGCGGCAACCGTATAAGGCATTAGTTCAACACTTTTGCTTCCCATTCTCATGACTGAAATAACAAGATACTCAAATGTTACAAACAGGAAAAAGAGAACCGTTAATGTTACAAGGACAAGCAGAACCTGTTGGAAAAATCCTTTTCCTGCAATGAGGCCCACAATTCCTGAATCTGTATTGACAGCGTCTGACATCTCTACCGTTAGTTGTTAATTTTAAGAAACAAACAACCAGAGGTTTAGTGGATAAGTCTATATATTTAGGCACTGAAGTTAACCTGTCCCTTCGCATACTGGATAGCAGGTGTCGGGTATTTGTAGGTGACCTGGCCCTGAACATCGAACATGTTCTTGAGCCATCCGAAGAAGCTTGACTGGCTATCCGTCGGCCCCATCATATACATGCGATAAATCTGATCGGGGTTGAGGGCATAGTTGTAAGTGGACACGTCGCCGAGGTAGCCCTCGAATCCATTAAAGTCCAGCAACTTCATCTTCATTCCCTTCGGATCCACCTTGTAGTAACTGGGTAACACGCACGAGCGGTTCAGTTTGCCATCCATGTAGACGTCGCATGACTTGCCACTCAAGACAACTGCAACACAGACCCACTTCTGGAGACTTACCTCGGGAAGATCGCAGAGTTCAAGGTTGTCCTGTAGACCGGAAGGCATCTCTACATCCTTAAACATCTTCTTCACCTTATCTGTTGTTAGGGCACCTGATGCCGTAGATCCTGAGCTATTGACACGCACCAACAACTTGCTTGTGAATGATCCGAGTCCTACAACAAGGGTAGACACCGATGCACCGCGGATTTCAAGGATGTGCTTGTTCATTGCAACAGCGTCCTTAAATGCCGTAATATAAATCCAAAATGAGACTGAATACTCACCACCTTCATAGGGAGGAGGGATAGGAAACGGGTCGAGCACCGTATTACCAGGAATGGCCGTCGTGATGAGTGAAGCCGAGGCGAGCCCTGACGCCGTAAAGAGATACTGATAGAGGTAATACAGGGCAATGGCACCTAGAATAAGCACAGCCACGCCGCCAACTGCTCTTGATACGCCGCTTACTTGAGATCCCCGTGACGAATCCATTGATAACCTTCTGAAGTCTATGGAGAATATTCTTAAGCATAGTTTGTTTCCCAATTCATCAAAGGTGATGCAGGTTTGATATTAGGGCCATTTACACATGAGCCATCCTTGCAGAATGGTGTCATATTTGTAATTGTGCTGAGAAGAGTGCTATCTCCGCCCAAATAAGGCTCTCCATTCGTATCAGCCTTATTCTTGTATGTGTTTGAAACATCGCTTGCCGTAAATTTCTTCGGCACAATGTTTACATGGGCAACAAGACCATTCAGTCGCGGATCACCTGCGACAACAGGAGCAACAGCTGAGCCTGAGTCTAGAATATATTGGACTCTCTTTGATAGAACAATAGAGCTATTGTAATAAATATCAAAGCGGCGTCCCTCTCTGGCAACTGTGATCATCGTCCATTTCTGGAAGGGGATATTCGGAAGCACGAGTGTCTCTTCAACAATCTCTGTGGTTGTTTGACCTTCTTTCTTTCGTAAACAGCGTGCGACAAGCTGGACTGAGGCAGATCCTTGACGACTCGCATCCGGAGCAGCTAAAAGTTCAATTCGAACCACATTTGAAATATTCAAAATGTTTACATAGCCATTGTGCTTACAGGTCGAGCAATCATTTCCTACGCAAGAACAAATGCCGAAACGGCCTGTCGCACAATCCTCTTGACCGGGTTGACCACGAGATGATTCTGAGCAGAATGTCATTTCTCCTGTGCGTTGAAGAGGCAATGGGTAAACGAAGGCCTGGAATGATCCTGTATTTGTTGCAGACAGGAGAAGCTGTGAATCTTCTGTCTTTCCAATTTGTGGTTTCTTTTCCAATGAAAGAGGGCCTACAAGTGTTGACTCTTGTATCTTTCTGAACCATGATCTTGGAATAAAATACACGACAAGCAAAATGCCTATTATTATTCCAAGAACAAAGATATAGACATCCATCCTAGTTATGAGCAAGAAGCTGCGGGTAAACCAGAAGGATTAAACTTTGATGCATCGGGTATCGCTGGAGGAGTTTTCGGAACTTCCATTGCCATTAAAGGTCGATCCCAGTATGTAAAATTCATGACACGAACAGTATTTCTGAATTGATCAGGGGGTCCCCAGAAATACGTGCTTGTTGCCTTGGGTCTATGCTGAAATGTCTTTGTTGCAAATAGCTTTCCATTCATATAGACTTCAAGCACTTGTGGTAAAAACACGACCGTAAGCCGGAAAGGTTGCCGTATCGGGACGTTTAAGACCGTTGGTGCAGACTCTAGATGCAAAATCTTATCCTTATCCTCAGTGATCGCTGAAACAACGAGGTCATTTGTATTAGGCAGCAAATACATAAGTAGATTGCTATCAGGATACGATTCAATCAAGTCATCCGTATTTGATGCTGGAATGACTGGATTCTTTGCCCTGTAAAAAAAGACACGCCTCTTTGATCCCAATACAGTTTCATTTTCTATGAAAATGTCCTGTTGAACAGTGAACGAGCATGGAAGAATTCCTGTTACATTTCCACTCAAATCGGCAGCAACAGGTCCTGATGCCCACGTAATCTGTGCATCATTTGTCTTTCGGATTGGAATATAACCTCCATCACCATCCATAAAAGAGAAGACTTGGAAAATGCCAGTATAATGAACTACAACAAGGATAATCATCAGAACAAAGAGAATCATTCCAATATAATACAGAATGGTTACAGGAGCAGATGTGCTTGTGCTTGTAGAATTATTTGCATAGGATGAATTTGTTGATGTTGATGGCCAAGACCATGATGTTGAAGGACTTGCTATTTGCATGGGTGCCCCTAACATTTTTGCGAGTTCCTTTGCCCTGTCTGTCATTCGGCCTGTTCCTGTTCTACTCCCTTCTTTTTCCTTGTTTGTTGTCCCTTAGGACCATGCTGGGGATCAAAATGAATACGTTTGTAATATTTCCGAGTTTCTGCTTCCTTGCATTTGCGAAGCTTCTCACGTAAATAGCACACGAATGAGATGCGTGTAAAGGCCTTCTCGACTCCCATGGTGCCGGTAGAAGGGTCCGCAAAATGAATCTTAGGAAGATCCTTATTGAATTCCTTATCCTCCTTTGTCTCATAGAGTTCCGTATTACAGTGCCATTCATGAACATCCATCGCAATGAAGTCACCCGTTCTCAAATTAAAGCCAACTCCATATCTCGGAAACATCGTAACACCCCCGTGATACTTTCCACGCTCAATCACCGACAAGTTTCCATATCCCTCTCGGAAATCTCCATCATCCATGTGAAGAGCCGTTCGAAAGTTCCGATTGATGGTCACCGATGAGAAGGCCGTGTCACCAATACGATACATTGGCTTTTCACTTGCGGCCTTTCTCTGTTTGCCATACTGCTCAGGAACAAGTGTTCTAAAGACACCATCGAGTGCCTCAATAAACGGCATACCATGCTTATACTGCCTGAAGTATTTCTGCGTGTAAGAGGTCAGACGACACGGTAGACCCATGAACGGTG